GAAGATGCTGAACCAGTTATAGTAAGATTTATTCCAAGACCTCTTTTAGCTGATTATGAATTAGGAACTATAGATAGATACGTTTTATTTGATATAAGAAATAATGAAATTATAGAGGTAAGTCAAGATGATTACCTTAAATTTAGAACTTTAAGATATAAAAGATCGTTTGTAATTTCGTGCTATATTTTTGGTAAAGCAGATGACTATAAAATTAACAATTATATCTACCCAGGAGTAAGAAATAATAATATAGATGTATTAGCTCAAGCTGAACCAACTATTCCTGGTATAACTGATTATTTTGTAGATAAAATAGAATTTTTATTAGAAAGTTTAGACGATTATTCTGGGGATCCTGAAATAATAAACTTACCTGAACCTGAAGAACCTCTAGTTGAAAAAGAAGAAGAAATAGAAGATTTAGGTTTTGGACCTGATACAGTAGAATTACCTGAATTTCCAAAAGTAGATTTAGATATTGCTGATGAATTAGCCGGAGACTTTACTGCAGCTGATGAATTATTAGGTAACGTATCATCTTCTATCGAAGACCTTCTAGCAATGCAAGACCAAGTTACCTCAGAACAAGAAAGTTTGTTAGAAGAAAACGAAAAAAGGTTAAGAGAAATAGAAGAAGAACAAGAAAAACAAAATAGAAAATCTGCTTTTAATTTAATTATTAATGATTTGACTTCTCAAGAAGGTAAATGGGCTCAAAACATAGTCGAAATGAGTTCAGGAGCTAAAAATAAAAGGAAGAAAAGGAGACTAGATCAAGGTAGAGACGAAGAAAAAGCTGTACTTCTATTTAGAAGTTTATTTAGTACTAAACATAAAAATGATAAAGGAGAACCTTTTAACTTTACTCCTGAAGAATTAGTTGAATGGGGTAACGATTCCAAGATCAATACTCGAATGAATTTAAGATTAACCTCTAAAGAGTTTTATACTGTATGGACTAGAGATAATAAAAAGTTTTATGGTAAAACTGTACTAAAAAGAATAACTGACGGGTCCAAATCTAATAGTACTGAAATACCCGATCCTACTATCAATTATGATTCTATTCAAATAACATCTAGTGAACGAAGAGCTGCTTTAGCTCTACTCAGAGGTAGAGAAAGTAGAAAAGCTGATTTAAGAGCTATTATACAAAAATTATGGAAAGAACAAAAAGTAGTTTACCACGATAAAGTAGGAAGATATCCTGATAATACATCTGATATAAGAAATAAAGTTCAAGATAGATATAATCAATGGAGAAGACAATCATCAGCAAATCAAACAGGTAGGTATAGTAAAAGAGGTAGAGCCGCTAATAGACAGCAACGAAGAAGTGATAATCGATCAGATAGAAATCGTTTAAGAAGACAAAGAGGTAGATAAAAGTTTGCTATTTTAAATAATATTCTTATATTATTAAAAAGGTTATAAGTGTTTTATATAGTAGAACAAGAAGAAAAGTTAGTTAGTTTAGAAAAATTAGCTAGATTAGGTTTATACGTAGATGTTATTTCTACCAATGATCTGTATCATCCTAAACTTACCAAAACAGTAGCAGTCTATATTAGACTTGTAGGATCTGAGCATGGTTATATTATTCCTATAAATCACGATGAAGGTTTAAATGTTTCTAAGGACCGTGTCTACGGTATTTTAAAAAAAGCTAGTAAACTATATACATTAAATAAAAAAGAACTTCTCTATCACTTTAACTTACAGGATGCAATAGATCTATCTCTACTTTATTCGATGGTTAAATTTGATAGATTAGAGTATTTTAAAGATAATAATTCACTTAACTACTTTTATAATAAGTATAAAAATTTTGCTAATATAAATCAGTTGATTCCTATATCGAAATTATATGAATCTTGTAATAACGTTTACGAAAAAGTTAAACACGTTATAGATTTTGATATACCTTTAAGTTTTGATTTTTATAATACTACAGCTACTAATGTTTTTTACCTATTAGAAGAACCAGGATTAGGGGTTTATTACGATAATTACGTAAAAATGTTTAAACCTAATGATCCTATTTACAATACAATTAATAACTCAGTACTAACCTCTTATAATTTATACAATGCAACCTCTAGACCAACTAATGCTTTTAATAGCGTTAATTTCGCTGCTATTCCTAAGTCTTCAGAACATAGAAAATGCTTCAGACCTCAAAACGACTTCTTTATTGAGTTTGACTTTGACGGTTATCACTTGCGTTTACTTTGTGATCAAATTAATTATACGCTAACTAAAGAATCAGCACATAAACAACTAGCAAAACAATATTATAATAAAGAAAAAATTACTGAAGAAGAATATGACAAAGCAAAACAAATTAACTTTCACGCAATTTATGGAAAGATACCCGAAAAATGGGCTCACCTTGAGGTGTTCACAAAAATTAAGGCTTTTATCGATAAGCTATGGAAGGAATTCGAAAAAAACGGAAGAGTTATGGCACCTATTAGTAAAAAAAGCTTTAGCAAAGAGCTTATGGGCATGAATCCTCAAAAATTAATGAATTATATCATGCAATCGCTTGAAACTTCGAGAAATATTCTTATATTAAAAGAAGTACTAAGGTATTTACAAGATAAACATACTAATGTAGTTTTATATACCTACGATGCATTATTATTTGATTTTAGTATAGAGGACGGTAAACAAACGTTAGAAGAAATTAAAGAGATCTTGGAAGAAACAGGTAAATACCCAGTTAAATTTAAATACTCAAAAGATCTTTGTTTATAAACATGAAAGATATTTATATATGATACAAGATGCTATCGAAATAGGGTTCGATTACGACATTGAACCCATTTATTTAAATGAAGATATGAGCAACAAACTTTTTTGTACCTTTGCTACTCAAGATACTTTAGACGAAGTTCTCGAGCAGATCAAAGAGAGGTATAAGATCATATATAATAAAATCTTCATCCTTTACTCGAAAAGTCAAGATGAATATATATGTACTTATAATGTAGATTTTGGTAACGTAGGTTCCTTTTTGGAGAACACTATTTTAGTTCACCGTAAAAAAGAATCAAATACTCTCTATACCATCAATGCATTAAATACACTTATTAAAGAATTAAACGAAGGTGTACTTGATACGTCTTATAGAATAAACTGGCCAGATTACAAAAATTGTATACTATTGACTAAAGGACCAGAACTAAAAAGAGTCAATACAAAACTTTATAAGATTATAGAGTTGGAGAACTAAAAAATAGTTCTTATATTAATAATAAACGTTATAATAAATTAGTTATATGGATTTAAATGCTATACGCGCAAAGCTGGATACGTTAAATAATAGCGGACAGCAAAGAGAGAAAACAGATTATTCAAAAATATTTTGGAAACCGGAACTAGGTAAGCAAACCGTACGTATTGTACCTTCTGCTTATGATCCTACTTTTCCGTTTAAGGAATTAAAATTCCATTACGGAGTAGGTAAGTATCCGATGGTAGCTTTATCAAACTTTGGTAAGCAAGACCCTATCGAAGAGTTCGTAAAAGAACTTAGAAAAACTAACGATAAAGATAACTGGTCTTTATCAGGTAAACTTAACCCTAAAACTAGAATCTTTGCTCCTGTTGTAGTAAGAGGAGAAGAAGATAAAGGTGTTAGACTATGGGGATTCGGTATTACTATCTATAAAGCATTACTTGCTTTAGCTGAAGATGAAGATATCGGAGACTTTACAGACGTTATTAACGGATGGGATATGGTAGTAGAGCAAGTACAAGGTAATCCTTACCCAGAAACTACGGTAAGAATTAAACCTAAACAAACTCCTTTATCAGATAATAATGATCTAGTTGATAAATGGTTAAAAGAACAACCTAATCCTACTGAAGTTCATACTGAGTACGATTATGATTTTATTAAAAAACAATTACAAAGTTATTTAAACCCTGGAGCTGAAGAAACTACTACTTCAACCGCAGGTTCTGAAACTACGCCAGAAAGCTTAGGTCAACAAAAATCTGACTTTACCTTGGAAAATGCTACGGCTGGCAACCAAGACACAGTTAGTAAATTTGATGACTTATTTAATGAATAATGGCAAAGAAAACAGCAACCCTAGAAAGAGCGACTGCTTCGGTACGCAAGTCGTTTAATTTAAGTAATTTTAAAAAGAAGAAAGGTTTTTCTAATGCTTCTGTAAAATTTAAGGAGCAAGGATGGATACCTCTATCTAAAGCCTTTCAAGATATAACATCCTTACCTGGTATTCCTACCGGACATATCACTCTATTGCGTGGACATAGTGATACGGGCAAGACAACTGCCCTGATAGAAGCTGCGGTGAATGCTCAAAAACTTGGCATTCTCCCGGTTTTTATTATTACTGAGATGAAATGGTCTTGGGAACATGCTAAAGAGATGGGATTAGAGGTAGAAGAGGTAAGAGATGCTAATGGTACAGTAACTGATTATGAAGGACATTTTCTATATGCAGATAGAGGAACTTTAAATACTATTGAAGATGTAGCAGTTTATATTGCTGATCTTATGGACGAACAAGCTAAAGGTAATCTACCTTATGATATGTGTTTCTTCTGGGATAGTATAGGTTCAGTACCTTGTGATCTTTCAGTACGTTCTAATAAGAATAATAACGAATGGAATGCAGGAGCAATGTCAACTCAATTCGGAAATAATGTAAACCAACGTATTACATTATCACGAAAAGAAAGCTCAAAATACACGAATACATTAGTATGTGTTAATAAAGTATGGGCGGCTAAACCTGTAGTTCCTATGGGGCAACCTAAAATGATGAATAAAGGAGGATTTGCAATGTGGTTTGATTCTACATTTGTAGTAACCTTTGGAAATATATCTGACTCTGGTACTTCAAAATTAAAAGCTATTAAAGATG